CTCTTAGGTAGGTTTCATATCCTACCTGACAGTTTTCGTTACCTACTAACTGACTAGTGCCTAGACCTTGTATTACCAAGGACCTTAGGACTTATCACAAAATAAGTCTTACAGGAAACACTAATACATGATGAACAAGTCACCACATACTTCATGTACTTTCTTAAGAAGTGTGGAGGATGATGATCGACGGATTCTACCACGTAATGCTTTCGGTGAAAACATTACAACAGTATCACTTGAAACTAATACAGAGGATTCAGGTAACCAATTCCCGTTTCCTATTGTATCATTTTCACGTGCCGTCCTCATTTCTGATAAGTACGATTCTTCAACGTACTTGCCGTAAACGAAGGCATATGGATGTGCATAAACAGCCATAATGCGATCATCATCATATGATGAAAAGTGAAGTAACGCCTTTTCAAGGTTACTTTGTACTTTTGACTCATATGCACTAGCAGACTCGCTAAAGCACTGAACTATACAATTGTTAAGCATTGCTTTCGCAATACTTAACATATTGCAGGAAAGCTGAGGGTAATCGTACCGGGACTGGACCTCTCTTATAAGGTCTAGCGACGATCCGTCATACCCCTCTTTCCACTTAATTAAGTGCAATAGTTCTTTTATACGCGAAACCTCTCGAGCTCGATCCTTTTTACGAATCGAGAAGGGGCCCTTTGTATAAAAGCCGAGAACTGCATCAAGCAAAGAAGTTTCAGGATTCCAACCTCTTTTACGCTGACTCTTAATTAATTCAATGAATCCTACATAAGAATAAGATTCATTAAGAATAGCGTTTAAAGGGAATGGACTAATCTCACCATTTGGTGTAAAATTTCTTTTCGCAAACTCAAATAGTGAATTACCTATATGAGACTTTTGCAATTGGATATCTACACCAATCAGTTTGATTAGCTCCTGATACTTTTTTGCGAGACTGTCGTCGAAAATAACAATATCATCACCTAATATCTTATATTTTGCTTTATACCAAGAGGTACCAATCTCCTGGCAGCAAACATAAATTATAAAGTGATGACATAACGTGGTTAGGGGCCAAGATGTATAAAAGCCCATAGGGTTACCAACCTCATATCTGAGATTGTTGAGTTTCCCCTTAGGGTCTTTATAATCGAAGCTATAACCTGTTATAATGTTATACCATGCTAATGCCTTGAAATGTCCGAAATTATAAGACAGTAACCCCATTAATATCTTAATAGGGAATCGGTCTGTAAAAGCTGACAAATCAAAACTATAGTATGTCGTATCTGAACTAAAAGGTAAATTCTCTAAGCCTCTACCTTGGTTAAAGGTTTGATCTTGGGGAATTGACCGTAACACAGTATTAAGGTAACTGTGTAACGGCTTCAAACAAGTTTGACTCCAATAGTCTCCTATTGCAATCATACGAGTTTTGCCTTCAGAATCCGGAAATGCAACAACTTTCCTAAAGCTTGTCAAGTTATGACAATCTAAAGGTTGTTCGAGCACTTCTGAAAGTTCAGATGCATGACGACGAAGTAGTACCAAATTCTTTGAAAGTTCTTCACTCCCAGAAAACTCAATTATTGAATTAATTAAGGATTCAGGAATACTCACTAAATCCTGAAGACAATTAACCAATGCTTGTCCTCCTGAGGGTGAACTTTTTACAGTAAGATGATACTCTTGCCATGATGGTAATTTTAGCTTATTACCTAGTTTATACTTATACGAAAGCCTTTTTACTAAAGCTTTTGTAAAACCAGGTATATACTTAAATATCCATTCATAATATCCAGCTGTAGAAGGAGATGTAATAGTCTCAATCTTAGGCTGAAGTGGCAAGTGAAACCTCCTTAAACTATATAAAAGTGTTAAGGTAAACCTTATTTCTAAAGTTTTCTTTTCACGAATATATAATATAAGGCCACCAAGCTTCTTAGGTAATCCGTCATGGGTTAAACCAGCACCTGAATGGACTTGTCCAGACAGATACTGTAAAACCTTTAGACGATCATACTTAATTCGCTCAATGGTAGTTTTAAGACCCTTATGTTTATATATATGATCAAGAAAGTTCATATATTTAACACTAGGATCCCAAACTGAGGTAAGTATACCATAAGTTGCGATTAGCCATTTTAACGAGTGGCGTACTCGGATGTTAAACAGTGAATCTCTGTGATCTGTTTTACGTCTAGATCGTGACCGATTATAATTAAATTTATTCATTTAGTTATGATTAGGTATATTTTATCACTCTTCATTGTTAAAAGAGATCATAATTTCTTGATTTAACTAATTATTTCATAGTTAATGACAGTCCATTATGATATTAGAACTTTGATTATGAC